ACGTTATGCGCCGACATTCATGTACAAGCCGATTGGCTTATTCACTTCACAGCTCATTCTGAACGTGCCCTTGAATTTCGCATCGCCGGTCTCAAAATCACCGTCGTTTGCGAATTTCACTGGCCGGCTCATGAAAGTAATAATAGGATTCTGGTCACAGATTAGATACCAGGCCGTCGCGCTGGTCAAGTAGTAATCGACCAACAACTGCAAGCCGCGGCTCTGGAGCGGGTTGATCGCGTTCTCTGCTGACTCAGGATCATAACTTGAGTTTAACAGCTCACGTGCAACCATTTCCAATGCCGGCGGTACCAGAAGGATCTTCGGAGCCTGCATCTGCTGCAGACCGCGATCATCGTTGGTCGTCTCTACATCCAAGATGGCTTGGCGAAGCGACGTAGCGCTGAGTGCGGTATTCGAAGCAGCTTGATTGCTCCAAGTTCCCCCGTTTAATGACTTATGCACCTTTGAGAAGACCGCCAGACCGTCTCCAGCAGTGTGGGTCGTGGTGACCGTACCGCTATTGAACAGATCGTGGACGATAACTTCTTGAGTTGCCTGCGCAACACGGCCAAGTTCCTTGGACATGTCACCCATTTCCGTCGGAACATCAGGATACAAACTATCCTCGATGAGTTCCTCCGTGAGCCTGATGCCCAAGCCATAGGTCTGGTTGACCCAACGCTTGGTAGGACCCTGGATGAATTCATCATAGGAGATAGTCTCTCCTTCAAGTTTCTGCGGAAACAAACCGAGACCGCCGTAATAAGCTGACTCTTCGTATGCTTTCTTGGAAGGCTTGACCTTGGTGATCTGGTCATAAAGCTTCGGACGCTGTTTCAAAGCAGCGTTCATGAAAGCAAACAGGCCAGGGACTACGGATTTGCTGAATGTAGCTCTATTCATGTATTCCCTCCCTGTTAGACGCCAGCGCCGACGATGCCGGCATTGAGCTGGTGATAGTTAATGAAACAATACCAATCGCAATATGCGATCGCAACCGTGTTATCGGGACGGTCCACCGGTCTGATCAAACGGATCTGTTCCGTCATGACAGTATTCGCCGTGTCAGAATCGTTCAGCGACCATTGAGAAATGCCGCTGATCTCCCCACCCGTCGAAAGCGCCACTAACGCAACGTTACCGCCCTGGTCATCGAGATCAAGATACGACGTGTCCCCATCGCCCTGTGCGATGAAGATCTGCCGCGGATGATCCGCAACCAGGATATAAGCCTTGCCCAATGACGAGCCTGGCTTATAATTCGCTCTTTCACCTGTCGAGAGCTGCCAACCAGGGATCTTGTTAGCATCATAGATGCCAAGCACAGACCCCAGGATCGGGTTGGTCGATCCAGCTACCGCAGTCGTCACTTGATTACTGGTGCCTGTCAAAAGGACAGGATCGCCAATGAAGAATGAAGTCGCGTACGTCGCGCCGCATTCATATAAGTGACAACCGAGCAGAGGACCGGCAACCTTGAGCCCTTTCCAGCTTTTGGTATTAGCCATAGTTCCCTCCTGTTAAGTTCAGTTTAGCCTAACAGGACTTCCCGTTCAGTCTTTCTCGTCGGGCTCAGGCTTGTAGAACGTGATCGGAGCGTCCTTGTCCTGGTTCTCAAAGATCCCTTTCGTGTAATGCTTCACACGATCCTGACTCTGGCGAACCGGTATCATGGACATCTCTTCGTAGAGCTTCTGCGGCATAAATGCCAGCAGCATCCCTGACTGCTCTACAGCACCGTGATTCCCGAAACGAAACGACTTGATGTACGGCGAATTGGTCCTGTTGCATAAGATCCACCCATTCGTCCGCAGCTTGACTGAAAGTTCTTTGTTTTTCGTAAGCCAAGCATATTGATACGTCTTGTCTTGCAAGGACAAGCATTCCTCTGGAAGCTCCAGGAGGTTGGGTTGACGTTGTCTGACGACCTTCATCTGAGCGATCTGCGCTACTGTAGGCTGCTCTTTAACGAGATCAGCGACGAGCGAATCCTCATTAGACATTACGCGAACCTGTGTGCTTTCCGAAGGCACCACGCTGGGTTGGACAGCGTCCTCTTGGGTAGTAGTATCTTTTAGTTTTGCACTCACAGTTGGGCTCCTTTCATGCGTGCTTCGTTTTCGAGTTTTTCCTTAGCGTACTCCTTGGGATCCAGGCCCTGCGTTTTGCAGAACTCCAGATCATCTTTCGACAGCGTGACCGTCCGGGATGTTTTCTCCGGCATCCGTCCCGCTCCAGTGAGTGCGCCTCTCGAAACACGCGCGGCCTCGTTCTGAGTCAAAACTCTCTTTGTAATGTGTATCTGATCCTGACTAAACCCGCGGGCTTCCATCTCGTCTTCCATGTCCCTCATGGCGAGAACCGGCCCCTTAGCCATTGTTAAATACTCCGGGTTCTTCTCCAGAATCTCCAAGTATATCCTTCCCTTCTCCGTTGTTGCGTCAGCTAGTTCAGGGTGTCTGTCCAGAACCCTTTGCTTAGCTTCTTCCATAGTCTTTGTATAGGTCTCAACTTTCCGTGTTTCAGCCTGTACTTCTCGCGATTTGATGATAGATCGTAAGTCAACCGCAGTCTGCCAATCCTGTCGAGCGAGAGCGTCCCACTCTGCTTTTGTTTGAGGAACCGGGACTCCACCGATCATCTCCCTACGCCCTACCGGTTCAGGTGCCGCTACCGGCTTAGGCGCGGCTAACTGCGCTTCGTACTCTTTGACCCTTTTTTCCAGCTCTGCCTTTTGCTTTTTCGCGTCCGCAGCTTCTTTTCGCATGGCGGCAAAGGCGGCGTTGTCGAGCTTACTGAATGCCTTCTCATCTTCCTCCACGGCATCGAGGTCAACAACTTGTTTATCTGCTGGTTTACCTTCATCAGGTAGTTCAATCTCTTCTCCTGGGTCAACGACTTCATCGTCAACCACCGGCTGTGCCGGGTCTTTCGGATCTTTTACCATGTCCTTCTCCTTAATAGTTTAGCGTCTTCTCCGTACGCTCTTTGAGTTCATCGCGCATGCGCGACAAGATAGTTTGCGTTTGTTCGAGCCCCCACAGCGCCCACTCACAGCCAAAAACAACATCAGGATACTGCTTAAACGCGGCCTCCCGCTGCTCCCGACGCTTGTTTTGCTGCTGTACCTTGAGCTTGTCCAGGAGCGACTGAAACGTCGGGTTGTCCTCCAACGATTGCAGCGCCTCCCTTCTGAGCTGAATCTGCTCCGGGCTCCGATCCTGCGCCATCTTCACCTCCAGTCTGGTCAGTCTGTGACCCCGTGTCTGTCTGTCCTTGTGCTGCCATCAGCATCCGCTGCATCATCTGTTGATGCTCCATGATGTGCTGCTGAAGTAACGGCAAGCGTTCCGGCGGCCACAAGAGAACGTTAGGTCCCTTGAGCTCCTCCGTGTGCACCATGATGTGTTCCATGTGGTTCTCTTGCGGCTCTACCGGAGTATACCTTCCGTCCCGCATCATGGTGTGTTCTTCAAATGGATCGTTCGTCGGCTTCATGGATGACGGTTTACCGATCCACTCTATTGGACTCTCTCCGTACGCTGTAAGATAATTTGCTGTCGCAAACCAGATCCTGTTTGGATCGTTCACGATCATCGGGTTCATTCCAAGAAGGAGTTTATCGTACAACATAGACGCGATCTGTCTACGAGTGTTAGAATCCCCAAGATCAGCAGCAGGGGCCAGATAACACTCCATCTCCAGCGCCAAAGCATCCTGCATTGTTTGATCATCTGAAAATACCTTCTCATGCTGTTCCCCCAGTATCTTCTCCTCGAGGCCCTGCGGCATGTTCATGGCGCATAGATTGAACACATCCGTAAAGAGCTCTGCGAGACCTACTCTCAAATTGGTAGCAGGCAGGTTAAACCGCGTATCTGCCGATGACATAATGGCCTGAGTCCGTGTTGCAGTACCGGACCCGCCCACCACCTCTGATTCTTTACCCATCACGTAGCTCGACGCTGCTGTGAGCCGTTCAATGAACTCCGTGACAAGTTTAATGGCATTAAGCAATCGTTCGATCGGTATTTGTATGTCAGGAAAGTATACGTTCTGTTGAGGATTCGAAACTGGATACATAGCACGCGGCTTCGCAACATGTTCATCAGGATCGTAGTCAGAGTTCGGGTCATAAAACCCCCAGCGCATCACGCTCATTGTGTTCGCATCGGTCATCTGGCGGAAGCAGGCGTCGATCTCTTCGGCCAGAGGTTTAACTTGTTCCAGGAGACCAATACCAAGCATCTTACCGCCGATACGGTCAATAAAATTCTTATGTATGATTGGCCGCTTTCCAGTACGTGAAATTTTTGACAGCATATGCGCACGGAGAAAGACCTCTTCTTTATTCGAAACCAAAGCAACGATCTCTTCATCGAACCCGTCACCATTCGCGTCATACTTCCCAAACCAACGCAAGCACTCGATCGGCATGTTCCGACGCTTCGCATTGAAGTCCGCAACGTCCTCCGCCTTGTCCAGCGCCAGGTTGAACTCCTTCACGATCCGCGTATCAATATCTTCCTTCAGTTTCTCCGCAACGTTCTGCGCCAGCCCCTGCTTCTCCATCCCAAGGAGCTCGCGGTACGAGTGGTCTTCCACCACGATGACTGGGTCCTCCTCGATCGTCAGCGCGCCCGGCTGCAACAGCACCTTCGTAACGGGGAGCAGCCGTATCTGCGGGCACTCCTCGACCTTC